TACTGCTTTAGCACAGTCAGGCACCTGGGACTTAGTACTTTCTCATACCTGTCCTATTATTTATGAGCCTACTGATTTATTTTTATCAATTATAGATCAATCTACTGTCGATAAAACAACCGAACGTTGGCTTGGTGAAATTGAATATCACCTAGATTATAAACTTTGGTGTTGGGGACATTTTCATGCAAACCGCGTTTATCCGCAGTATGAAGGAAAAGAAAAATTAATGCTATTCAATGACTGTTTTCTTGATGTATATAAATATTTTTGTGGACATTATAATCTTTATAATTCTTTAATTAAGATTTATGAAAATACTAATATTGATAATCTTAATTTGATTTATAAATAAAAATTTGATATAATAATAATATAAAGAAAGGAGAAGAAAAATATGCGAAATCCAGATAGACTTGATTCCTTATATGATAAAATAAAAAATTTACATAAAACTTTAGTACCAGATTGGCGTTTTGGTCAATTTATTTGTAATTTTATTGCATGGTATATGTCTAAATATCATAATGATATATTTTATATTGAAGATGATAAAATATATCATTATATACGTGAATTTATTGATGAAATGGGGATAAAATATGCTTAATAAAAATAATGAAAGAGAACTTGCATATGTAGTTACTGTTGATGCAGTAACTCCTATTGAAGGATATGATCGAGTTGAACTTGCTCATGTTGGCGGTTGGACTATTGTTGTTGGAAAAAATGAATTTCGCGCAGGCGATCCTGCTATTTATTTTGAAATCGACTCTAAACTGCCTGAAGTAGAACCTTTTACTAAAATGGAATTTCTTGCTAAAAAAGGCTATAAAATTAAAACTCAGAAGATGTGCAAATCGTTGAGCCAGGGTCTTCTTATGTCTGCCGCAAATTTCGGATGGAAAGCTCATAGAAATGCCGCAGTCTTTAGAGATGAAGAATATTTAGGTGATGTTAAAGAAATTCCTGGTATGACTGATACTGATGGAGTCGTTCATTACGTTGACGATGAATCTCGTTTCCTCACTAAACAACTAAATGTAACTTATGCAGTTCCAGAAGATAATATCCGCAAAGCAGCGTCCGCAGATAAATACAAAAGGATGGCACAACGTCATGGGAAACTGTTTTCTCATCAGCCTTTCCGCTGGCTTATGAAACGTACATGGGGAAAGAAACTTCTTTTTACTTTTTTTGGCAAGAGAAAAGATAAAAGAACCGACTGGCCGGCTTGGGTTACCAAAACCGACGAAGAAAGAATTGAAAATTTACCACATCTTTTTTCAGATAAATCTGAATGGATTGCAACTGAAAAAATTGATGGAACCTCTACTACTTTTACTCTCAAACGCGGCAATAAAATTAAAAAAGATCAATTTTATATTTGTTCCCGCAACGTTGTTTTTGATAAGCCAGATAAAAAATGTTATTATGATACAAATGTATATATAGAAATGGCAGAGAAGTATGATATTTATAATAAAATGAAATATCTTCTTCATACTCATTTTAAAGACTGCGATTGGATTACTATCCAAGGAGAAACTTATGGAGCAGGAATTCAAAAACGCGATTATGGTATCTCTAATCATAATTTTATGGCTTTTAATTTCATTACATCAAAAGTGGGAAGATGGAGTTCAGTTAGTATGAAACATCTTCTTGAAGGACTTTTTGGTATACCATGTGTGCCAATTTTAAATGAAAACTATGTCCTTCCAGATACACTTGATGAGCTTAGAGAATATGTTGATAGTCAAACTTCTGTAATTGATGGAAAAATTAGAGAAGGTATTGTATTTCGTTCTCAGGATGGCACCCGCTCTTTTAAATGTGTGTCACCCACCTATTTAATGACATATCATTCTTAAAATATTTTATAGGGGAGTTTTCACTCTCCTATTTGTTTTTTTATTATTTTTTTGTTATAATATATATATAAAAAAGGAAGGAAGTGTTCTATATGAAAAAAAGAAATAATGATTTTATGATTTCAAGAATGTTCTGTTGTAATTGCGGAAAAGAAGGAATGCCTATTACCCGCAAACCTGGTCATTATCGAAAAGCTGGTCATTTAAAAAAATTATATTGTATATATTGCGGTAAAGAATGGAATCATGTAGAAATACGTCCAATGTATGATGATTATAATCGTGAAGATTTTCAATTAGAAATGGAATATCATAATTTCGACGAAGAAGGCAATAGAAAAGAATCATACAAAATCTTTAAAAATAACTTAAAGAAAGAAGGAATTATTTAAAATGGCTAATTTATTTTTAATGTGCGGCATCCCTGGGGCTGGAAAATCAACTTTTCTTAAAAGCCATATAAAGAAAAAAAATACTGCAATTATTTCTCGTGATGTTATTCGTTTTTCTATTGTAAAACCTGATGAAGAATATTTTTCTCACGAAGATGAAGTTGTTAAAATCTTTTGGGAACAAATTAATAAAGCTCTTACTGAAGGTAAAGATGTTTTTGTGGATCAGACATCTCTTACTCCTAAGTCAAGAAAATGGTTGCTTCAACATGTTGCTGGTTATAAACATGCTAACGTCGTTTGGATTGATGAAGATCTTGAAACTTGTTTAGAAAGAAATAATAAGCGGCGCGGGACCCGTGCTTATGTACCTGAAGACACCATTCGCCGCATGTACGATCAATTTGTTGAACCCTCTCTTGATGAAGGGTTTACTTGTATCTTTCGTTATAATAGTAAACAAGATCAGCTTACCTACAAAGGAGGTATTTATTAAAAATGAATAAATGGATACCGATTAATAAAGAATTGCCACCTGCAAATGAAGAAGTATTAGCAACTTTAGCATGGAATGATACAATATCTATTATAGAATATTGTCCCATTTGGGGAAATGATTATGTTCTTCTTTATGAAGGTGAAGGCAATGGGACTTTAGAAGACATTCTTGCTTGGATGCCACTTCCAAAACCTTATATTGAAAAAGGAAGAGAAAATAATAAAATATGAGTAACATTTGGCTAATCTCAGACACGCATTTAAATCATGATAGAGATTTTATTTGGAAACCACGCGGTTTCAATTCTGTATGGGAAATGAACAATGCTATCATTGAAAGATGGAATAAAGTTGTTAAATATGATGATGTAGTATATCATCTTGGAGATTTTATTCTCGGAGATCTTGATACTGGTATTAAACTTATTAAACAGCTTAATGGGAAAATTAAATTAGCAATAGGAAACCATGATACAGATTCTCGTCTTGAGGCATTTAAAAATCTTTATAATATAAATGATATCCAATTTGGCTATCGACTTAAAAGTAATAAAAAATCTTTTCTTCTTACTCATTACCCGACTCTTACTGGAAATATGGATAATAGCAAAGTTTACTCAATTCATGGTCACACACATTCTCCAAATCCATTTTGTGAATATGATCTTATGTATAATGTAAACTGCGACGCTCATGATTGTTATCCAGTCGCATTAGAAGATATGATTAAAGATATAAATAAACATAATAATTAGGTCAAAAATGGATAATCATATTTAATTAATTTTATTATTCTTTAGAGAAAAACTTTTTTCTCTAAAGATTTTTTTTATAGGAGGTAAAATAATGAATCTAAAAGTAAGATTTAAAAATCCAATATTTATTGCTCAATTTATTCTTGCAATTTTAACTCCAATTTTAGCTTACGCAGGCTTAACATTACAAGACCTTACTACATGGAATGCACTTGGAAAACTTTTAATTGATGCATTAAGAAATCCATATGTTCTTGGATTAATTGCTGTTTCTGTTTGGAATGCTTTGAATGATCCAACCACTGCAGGTGTTGCAGATAGCAAACTTGCGATGACGTATGATAAACCAAAAGGAAAATAGTAAATGGCTAAATATAATAAAAAATAGACATTCCAATAGAAACAAAGAAATTTTAATAAGTCTCTAAATCAAAATCTTACAACTACTGCAAATTTAAGACTGCGGAAAGAAGCAGGTTTTGATAAAACAGTTTTGACAATTATTCCAAAAGGAGAAACTATAAAAGTATTAAAAAAATCTGAAAATGGTTGGTATAAAGTTTTATATAATAACCAATTAGGTTTTTGTTTAAAAGATTGGCTGCAATAAATATTTTTTAGGTAATTTAATGGCTAAAGTCATTAAATTACCTAATTTTTTTTATTTTATTTTATTTGAAAAATATATTTATTTATAATATAATATATTATAAAATAATTAAGAGGTTTTTTATATGTTATATATTTATATAGATGGATCTTGTCGCGGAAATGGCAAGAAAAATTCGCGGGGCGGGTTTGGCGTGGTAATATTCGACGACCGCCGCAACTTAATTGATGCCTATTGTGAATATTTTGATAATGTAACAAATAATCAAATGGAATTAAAAGCATTTTTAAAAACTTTTGAATTATTAAATACAAAATATAAAAATCAACAAGCAACTATTTATTCTGATTCTGCATATTGTATAAATATCCTCACTTCTTGGATTTACTCTTGGAGTAAAAACAATTGGAAAAATAGTAAAAATGAAACAATAAAAAATTTAGATATTATATTGTCACTATATGAATATTATAATATAAATTTTTTCATTAATCAAATCTATATAATTAAAGTCGATGGCCATAAAGGAATTATAGGTAATGAATTAGCAGATGCTCTTGCTCAAGCAGACGTGTCAAAATTTTCAAATATTATATTACAAAATCATATTAATATAAGCCTTTTTGAAAAAACTTGCTAAATTTAAAAAAATATGTTATAATATATTATATAATAAATGAAGAGGTAAAATATGAAATATATATTAAAAAATGGTGATTAGATAGAATCTATTGATATTAGAATTTAATAGGAGAAAAAATAAATGGGTAAATTATACACAGAAGATTCGATAGAAAGCTTATCTCCCCTTGAATTCACACGTCTTAGACCAGGTGTATATTGTGGAGATACTACCTATTCTACTCAATTATTAATTGAAATATTTTCAAATGCAGTAGATGAATATCGTAATGGATTTGGAAATAAAATTAATGTAACTATTGATAAAGATATTGTTACAGTGCAAGATTATGGACAAGGTTTTATTCCAAATTCATTTAGAGATGATGGAAAAACTATTCTTGAAGCCGCCTTTAGTGTATTAAATACTTCTGGAAAATATCGAGATGATGGAACTTATGAAGGAACTTCACTTGGTTCTTTTGGTATTGGAAGCAAAATAACTACATTTTTAAGTCATTGGCTTGAAGTAGTAACTTGGAGAAAACAACATTACGAAAAAATTTTATTTAAAGAAGGTATATTTGAAGAAAGAAATGCAGGTTTTCAAACTAGTGGAGCACCTTCAGCAGACGGAACAAAAGTTTCTTGGCAACCTTCTGAAGAATTTTTTACTCATACTGAAGTTGAAATAAATAAAATTAGAGATTTATTTAAAACTATTGTTTGTCTTTGTCCTGGGTTAACTATTAATTTAAACAATAATGGAAAAGAAGAGCATTACATTTCAACAAAAGGACTTCATGATCTTATTGATGAAGCAGTCGGTGATAAAGAAATAATTAATAATAGATTTAGTGTAATATATAATGAACCTCATGGAAAAAATAAATTAGATATTGCATTAACATATACATCTAACTATTCTTCAACTATTGTTCCTTATGTTAATACTGGCCTAACAGAATCTGGGCCTCATATTACTCAGATTAAAACTATTATTACAAAAGAATTTAATAAATTCTTTAAAGAAAAGAAATGGTTGAAAGAAAAAGATACTAATTTAACTGGTGATGATATTCAAGAGGGAATGTATGTGGTATTTAATATTACTGCTCCTAATGTTGGATATGATGCACAGGTCAAAAGTAGAATTACAAAAATTGATATGACGCCATTTACTTCTGCTTTAAGCACAAATCTTGAAATATGGCTAAATAACAATGAAAAAGAAATAAAAAGTATTTTTGAAAAGGCAGTTGCCGCGCGTAAAGCACGAGACGCCGCAAAGAAAGCAAGAGACAAGGCAAGAGAGCAAAATAAAAAGAAACAGAAAGCTCTTAAATTTGATAGTAAACTTGCTGATTGCAATTCAAAGGATAGAAGTAAGTGTGAAATTTATATTACTGAGGGAGATAGTGCATCTGGTAATTTAAAACTTGCTCGTGATAATGAAACACAGGCGGTTATGCCAGTTAGAGGTAAAATTTTAAATACTCAGAAAGCTACTTTTGCACAAATCCAAAAAAATGCAGAAATTATGACAATGTGCGATGCGTTTTTTGGACCTGGAGATTGGTCTATTGATCCTAAAACTCTCAAGGTAACATATCATCAAGTAAGATATGGAAAAATTATTATCATGTCTGATGCCGACGTCAGTAACACGGCGTATGAAAGACTTTTCGCTTAATCAGGCGGGTAAAAATTTTTGGTCAACTTTGTATTATGTGATATGTACATTTTTCATATAATATGAAGGAGAAAAGAATTTTTGCTAACGGGGAATCCTAAACCAAATGGCATGGAAATCCCGTGGGAAACAAATATTAATTCATTCTCTTTCAATAAATCAATGAAGGAGAATAAAAATGATAGGAATTTATAAAATTACAGAAAGAAATAATCCAACAAATTTTTATGTTGGTCAATCAAATGATATAGATAGAAGATTTAAAGAGCATATTTATAAAACATCAAAACAATCACGTATTCCTTTTGATGATTAGATAACTAATAAAGGAAAAGATGCTTTTTTATTTGAAGTATTAGAAGTATGTTCTATAGATGAATTAAATGATAAAGAAAAATATTGGATAAATAAATTAAACGCTATAAAATCTGGCAATAAAAATGAAGGTGGATTAACAGATGTCATAGGCAGTCACAATCCAAAAGCAAAATTAACAGAAGAAGATGTGATTCGAATTAGACAAGCTTATGCCAACCATGAGCGCCAAAAAGATGTATATAAAGAATTTGAAAACAAAATTTCTTTTGGTTATTTTCAAAATCTTTGGCAAGGCAGATCTTGGTCACATGTTATGTCAGAAGTCTTTACGGAAGCGAATAAACAATATTATATTTATCAAAATTCACAGGGTAGTAATGGAGTTTCCGCTCAATTTACTGATGAAGAAGTAATTCAACTTCGACATAGATATGTAAATGAAACTGCCAAAAAAATTTATGAAGATTATAAAGATCGAGTATCCTATCAAACATTTCAAGCTATGCTTTGGGGAAGAAGTTACTCAACGCTTCCTATTTATAAAAAGAAAGAAAAGAAATGGATTAATATTTGAACCTGTATCGACTATTCCCTTTGCCTTCTGGGCGGGGAAGTAGGACTGCTATTGATACGCAGTTCGAAATGGTCTCCTCTCAATAG